TTAAATCGCTTTATATTGCGTTTTGTTTTTTCTTGCTAAATATTCTTGATAGCTTATAGCATTCTTTTTGGCTTCTTGGCGCTGCTGCTCTTGCCTTTGCTTGTCTATTTTATCGATAATACTGCCACGCTGCTTCATGAATTTATTTAAAGCGTTAAAAACCTGTATAACATCAAGTCTGCCGTAAAGAGCACCATAGTCGCCGCACTTTAGGTTGTTAAAGAACAACATCACCTCTGATAGCTTCAGGTGAAAATATCTATTAAACATCAGTCGGGCTATTTGTTTCATTTCTACAAGCTGAGGCTTATTTTCTTCCTTAAAGGCTATGCTGTTGCAAAAATCGTTTAGCTGCAAAACTATCCATTTAAGCGAATTCTCTATGCCATATTGTTCTGCTACTTTTGCAAGCGAGGGAGCATTCCCTGTAATGCATCGCTCGGGGTAGCAACTGTAACGCATTTGTTCGCTTGGGTTGTAGTCTATCATAAGTTTTATCAACTCCGCCTGTTTCTCACTTTTCAAATCCAAGCCCATTGAGGACGTATGCTCTAATCTCTTCATTTCGTTTTGCCTTTGCTTCAGCGTTTGTGATATTGTTTTTACTTCCATTGTCTTTCCTTGCTTTTTGCCGTTTTAATATATTTATTCTTAGCCAATCGTAAACGTGCCGTCTTAAATCTGCTTCGTTACGGTGAGGGGTCTGCTTCGCTTTAAACTCGCTTGCGCATTCATCGAATGATTTATCAAAGTCTTCTTCCTTTACCTGTAGATTCATGCAAAATGTTTCACGGAAAGAAGTGTTATTTTTTATCTCTTCCAAAAGCTCGTCTTGCTCTTGTTGTGAGAGTACCCTTTTTTTTTGCTTTATGGAGCTATCCGTGCTTTGCTCATTTTCGGCTTCTCCCTCACGCGCGTACGCGCCAGTGGTGGATAATAATTTGCTATATATTCTACTGTTTGTGTCAACTATGGTGTCAACTATGGTATCAACTATGGTGTCAGCTTGGGTGTCAATTTGGGTGTCAACTACAGTTTCTGTGTTTTGTTGGTAACGCTCGTAATTACAAATGGTTATGATTGGTGTTTGCCTATAAAGGGTGGTGCGTAAAATCATGCCGTTAGCCTGTAAAAGCTGCAAAAATTTGAGGATTGTAGGCTTGCTGCGTTTCCATCGTTCCGAGAGGTAAGAAACAGACGCTATGAGCTGCCCTCGCTCTAAGGTAAAAAGATGCGAGTCGTGCATTACTTTGTGATTGTTCCACGCTGCCAAAGCAAGCAAATCAAACCACCATTTGAAGTACTCCGCACTCTGAAATATCCAATGTTCGGTTATCTTGACATCTATCTTTATCCAGCGTTTGCTCATTTTTTATATCCTTTCCTACTGCTTGAGTTGTAATCGATGTTCACAGAGGTTTTACTATTTAGCTGACGAATGAGCTTACGCGCTAAACGCTGCACGTTGTAATTGGAGGTGGTGCTTGTATCTATCGTATCGCAAAGAATGCGTAGATATCGCACTGCTTGGTCTCGTTGTGAATTACTTATTACTATCATAGCTTTTTTATTTCTGTTACCCTACATTACCCTACATTACCCTACAATTGCCCATTGTAGGGTAATGTAGGGTTACTTTACTAAGAACCGCCTTGACCCCTGTACACTTTGAATGTATGGCTTCACAAGGTCGGGGTGGTCTTTCTGATAAGCCTTTGCGTCAAACTTGTTACTCGGCTTCGGGGCTTTCCATGTGGCTATAATCCTGCCTTGATAACTCATGCGCTCGGCATCGCCAAAATTGAGCTTTATTTTATCCTCTATCTCGCTCTTTCGTTCTTCAAGCTGTGTTATCTCTTGCTTTATGGTTTTTAACTCGCTGTAGGCGTTATAAACAGCGTCTGTGGCTTCTATCTCCTTGCCGTCTGTATGCTGATTGTATTTTATTATAATATCTTCGGCTGTGGCTGCCTGCGGCTCTTTTCCGCCTTGTATGTTGTCTACCCAAAAGCGACTAACCTCGTCTACTAACCACTCGTAAAAATCAGGTACAAAATCTAAATCTTTATAACCAAATTGACGCCCCTGTGTTAACCATGCAAGCGATCCGTGCTTCAGCCCTGCAACACCTAATTGATATTGCACCTGCACAAAATAGTTTTTAGGTATGCTGTCTTCGTCCCAGCCGCGTTGCGTGGTCTTACATTCAAGAATACCCTTATTCTCACCATTATGCGCCATGTTTGGCAACCAATAGGTGCGGTCGGGGCTTACCTGTAGGTATGGTTTGTCATTATCACGAATGAGCCAGTCGCCTGCACTGCTTTTAATAACCTCGTTGCCTGTTGCATCTTGCCAAAACTGACTTACGGCGTCTTCAAGGTAGTGTCCTGCACGCATAGCAAAGTTTTCTTGCTTTGGTGCATCTATTCCCATTTTACGCCTCCATAGTTGATAGGGTGTTTCCCAAGGGTTAAGCCCTACTATGGTTGCTACTTCGCTACTTCCTATGCCCTGCTTCCTATATTCCAGCCACTCCGTGCGGTTCTTTGGTCTTATAATAATGCTACTCATAACTTTTTTTTTTATTTCTTTGTTTCTGTTATAATTTCTCCTGTTTCGGTGTCTACCTTTGGCTGTGTGGCTGTCTGTATAGCTTTGTTCACCTTGTCTTTCTTGCTCTCTGCCTCTTTCTTGGCTTTCTCTGCTATGGCGCGACTCTCGGCGGTGAATGGCTTGAAAGTCTCTTGCACGGTGGTAGAACCCTCCTTGATGGCATTTGCCACGCCGCGAAGTTCAAACACTTTCTCTATGTCTATTTCTTCAATGGATTTTACTCCGCAATAAGCAAGCAGCGTATCTTGACAAACACCTATCTTCTGATAATACTGCATGAGGTTCTGACGCTTGGTTTCTAAGTCCATGCTTTTGCCTAAGGCTACTTGTTTTACCTCATCTATCACTTTCTTAGTTACAGCTTTTGGCACTACCTTTAGTACGGCATTTCTAAAAGCTATGGCGCAACCTGCGTTACCTGTAACTACCTGCATGTCGTCTGAGAATGTACGTCCGCTCTTGTCGGTAATGCGCCTTTTTACTTCCACGCTTACAGCGAGGTTGGTTTCCAAATCGTGGCACACGCCTTGACAGGTGATTGTGCGCCCATCGTTGCCGATGATACGGCTTTGTACCCTAAGGTTGCCCCATGCTCCTGCAATGATTTCCGCAAGGCGCACGCTCACACCCTCTATCACGCTGCCCGAACGGCGTAGGGCATAGAAGCAGTCCTCGGCTGTCTCGGTATCCATGGTGGCGTAAGTCTTTATTTGGTTCAGTACTCTGTGGAGGTCTCGGGGATATTGCTTTGCCGTAGCTATCTGCATATCTACCTCGCTTCGGTTAATTGCTTGCAGCATGTCTGCCTGCTGCACTTCGATGATTTCTGTACTCATATTCTTTAATTTTTAAATCGTTTCTACTTGTTTTTTATCAAATAATTCTAACGCCAGCTCTTTATCTACCTTTATAGTGCGACCTCGTTGGCTTACTGCAGGCTTTAGCCATGTGTTCTTGTATATTTGTGCTGTTTGCCTTGATACTTTGAATAATGATGCGATGCCCTGTATGCCGTACACGAATTCTCGGCGGCTCTTTTCATGCTCGCAGGCGGATAGTCCGTCTTTCTGCAATACGAGGGTTGCTACTCGCTGTGCGAGTGTTTCTATCTGTTGCTCTGTCATTGCAAATAGTTCCATATCTTACCTCCTTTATAACGATGATACTAATACTATAGCGAGCATAAATAAAAGAGCATATACGTTCGCCTTTATTGCTTGCTTGTTTGTTACGGTCTCGCCCTGCTCGTTCAATAACCGTGTGTAGAAGTCATTCTTTTGTTCGAGCCATTGTTTCATAGTCATTTCCTCCTTGTTTAGTTGTTATTCTATTACGCCCTCTTTTCTCAGAATAAATTGCACACCCTGCCTGCTTATGCCGTGCTTGCGCCCAAGACTTCCGTAAGCACTCCATTCTTTGAATGCCTTACCTGCTTCCTTTCGCAGCATTTTATAGTCTGCTACAATTTTCTCGTTACGTTTCTTGCGCTTAAGTTGCAAAGGTGTCATCAATGCCTCAAGTGCTTTACTTTGTTCGTTCATGTCTTTTGTTGTTTTTATTGTTAGTTATTAAAAATTCTTCTTACCACTTAATAGCTCCATGCCTACCTTTAGCGAGTTCTTTCCATTGCCCTCCACCGTAAAAGCATCATCGGGTAAGTACATCAGCTCGAGTAGACGCTCTGCAAGCTCGGGACTTACAGGTATAGTTATCGACTTGTTGTAAATACCTTTTTTAGCATAAAGTCTAAGTGTTAGCTGCCCCTCTCTCTCGTCTGCTGGCTGCCTTGTGGCTACCTTGCCTGCTATTTTTTCTTTCTTTTCCATACGTTTTATTTTTTATTTATCTTCTTTGTTATTATTACTTTTTTATCTTACATTTGTAAATAGTTTGCTATGTGCTTAACTAAGTACGGTGCAAAGATAAGACTAATTGTTCTTATGTACAAGACAGACAAGAACATTATTTCTTATTTAATATTATTTAACAAACAAAGTGTCTTATTATGGAAAGAAAAGAAAGGTTTCAAAAGGCATTTGATTATCTTCGAGATAATGGAAATGTACATACGCAAACAGATGTAGCATCTGCAATGAATGCTTCACGTTCTAACATATCAAGTGCAATGAATGGTGATGCAAAAGTTCTTACCGACCGTTTTTTACAACGTTTCAATTCTGCTTTCGGTTCTGTGTTTAATATCGATTGGCTTCTATATGGCGAGGGCGACATGCTGTCTGGAGGAGTGCAACAAAACGTTAATGGCAATAACAACCATGTTGCTGGTAGGGATATAAACATTTCGAGTGAGGATTTTAGCAAACTCATAGACACGGTTAATAAGCAACAGGAGCAAATGGGGCGACTTATAACCCTATTGGAAAACAAGAATAAATAAACTTATAAAATAAATTATTATGAAAAATGTATTATTTCTTTTGGTTTTGGTGTCTTCTCTTATTTCTTGTACTGGCAGAAAATCGTCTCATGCTCACGAGAATTTTACGACCGCTGGAGATACTATCATTGACGAGCTGAGTGATGAAAGTTTTAACGATGCTCAAACTGAAAGTAATTCTTCACCTAAACATGGGGATGTTGTTACGATTAAAAGGTCTATAGGTGCAATAGATGATGATAGTTTTGATAAAATGACTAAGTATTGTAATCGTAGAGATGAAACAGGACTTGAAATTATGGAAGCAAAAGGACTTATACGAATTATAGAAGACGGCACAAAGGGCACTGTAACAGACCTCGGGTTTGGAAAGACAAAGGTAAGGCTTGATGACGACTTAAATGAGTATTGGGTTGCAAGCGAATTTGTTGAATAATTTATCCAACAAGCAGCAGGAGCAAATGGGGCGGTTAATATCTTTGCTTGAAAATAAACTAAATAACAATAAATAAAAAAAAATCCTCAAACACTTGTTTATATAACATAATTGTAGTATATTTGCACTGTTAAATCAAACGAGAATTAAAAACATGAATTGGAACGAGTTAAAGAAAAAAGCCTTAAAGGCAGGCTTCGTATTCGTCAAACATGGTGCAAGACACGATGAGTACTATAACCCCAAAACCAACAAGACAATACAGTTGGAACGACATTGGTCGCAAGAAGTACGAAAAGGCTTAGCAAGTAAACTAAAAAGGGAGATAGGGTTTTAACCCTCTCCCTCTTATCCAAATACAATTATCTAACACAATAAACGATATGGAAATAAAAAACATGACAGTAGCCATTGAGAAAGACACGGACGGCAGCTACATAGCTTATAACACAGATGCGTCACCTTACACGCTGATAGGGCGTGGCGACAGCGTAAGCAAAGCAAAAGCCGACTTCGAAAACTCCATGTCAGAAGTGGCACAATCCGAAAAAGAAAGGACTGGCAGCGTTCCTCACTTACTGACACACACGCCAAAGTACAAGTTCGACCTCTCTTCTTTATTCGATTACTACACCATGCTCAATGTGAGTGCCTTTGCACGTTTTGTAGGCATCAACTCAACGCTGATGCGCCAATACAAACAAGGAAACACCTATATCTCCGAGCGTCAACTCTCAAAGATAGAGGAAGGCATTCATCGCTTAGGTACAGAATTTACCAACTTGCGCCTCGTTTGATTTAACACTCCGATACGTGGCTTGCACAAGTTGCACCCCAATGCCCAGTGCATTGGGGTTTTAAATAATAGGTATAGTTTTTTCTGCTGACCATATTTAGACAAAAGTCGCTCGCTGACTTATCGGGCGCATTTTTCATTAAAAGATTATCATGGGGTGGGGGAGTGCTATAATGAAAAGAGTTGTTTTTGAAACCTTTTTGCCGACATCAGCAAAAAGGTAGCCTTGATAACCCTACTGGAATAAAAATAATATAACAATGAACGAACGTTTAATGGAAATCATTCGACTGAAGGCACGCGGACGATTAAAAAACTTTGCCGACCTTATGGGGTGGTCGCCACAATACGTGCAAAAGCTGGTGCGTGGCATTAGCTTCGGCTTACAGCCTGTGCTTGCCATTCTTGACAAGTTCCCCGACATCAACGCTCGCTGGTTTCTCTTTGGCAAAGGCTCAATGTTAAACGATGACGCTATTAGCATGATACATCAGCAAGTATTAGTTAATATACAAGATTTAGTACATCTTGACAAATATATAGCTGTGATGAACGCAAACGAAATAAAGTCCCTGCAACAAGCTATTGAGAAAGGAACACAGCCTATACTTAGCCCCGAAACGGTTTGCGAGTTGGAAAAAAGAATTAAATAATTATATATTGTCAAAAAGCTGCATCGCCTTTTCTTTTGCAGCATTTGTAACGTCAATATATGGTTTCATAGACTTATAATCACTATGCCCTGTCCATTTCATAACTATCTCGGCTGGTATTCCAAGCATCAAAGCATTACAAATGAATGTGCGTCTACCTGTGTGCGTTCCTATCAGTGCATACTTTGGAAAAACCTCGTCCACTCGCTCATTGCCCCTGTAATATGTTTTTGTGATGGGTTGGTTAATGCCGCAAAGCTCGCAAAGATCTTTCAAGTAACCGTTCATGCGTTGATTGGTTATTCGAGGTAGGGCATATCCTCCAAAGTCGGCATCCCTGTATTTATATAATATTGATTTTGCGTACTTGTTCAGCTCTATAGTTATCGTGTCGGATGTCTTAATGGTAGTAAGCGTTATCTTTTCATTATCTCTGACATCTGCCTTTTTTAGATTGTTTGCATCTGAGTAACGCAAAGAGGTGAAACAGCAAAAGCAAAAAATATCTCTCGTCTTTTTCAATGCAGCAGCGTCATGCACTATCTTCTTGTAAGTTTTCCCATTTGTATTATTTATGAGTGTTACCTCTGAACCATTAGCTGGTATCACAAATTCATAAACTTTCATCAACTCTTCCCAGTCAAGAAAAACAACGCTATGTGCTGCTGTCTTCAACTTTGGCGTGAACGTTTTATAGGCGTTTTCAGTACAATAACCACGCATATCCGCCCATCGCAAAAACCACTTCAAAAAGCCTAACTGATTGCCAATAGTAGAGTTCTTCATGTCTAACTTGTTACGAAGGTAAGTAACAAAATTGTTTAAACATGTTTCTGTAATGTCGGCAAAACTTAAATTTTCATTAAATCCTTTTAGGTGATTCTCCAGCGCATTGAACTTTTGATAAGTTGCCTTTGTCCACTCGTTCCTCGTTCCCATTTCATCAGTAAAGTCATGCAGGTAGTCAAATAGTTTTTTTTCTCTTTTACCTGCAAGAGTACCTTTCAGCCTCCGTCCAAACTTATTTGCAAACAACTCTATTAAATCTTGTTTTGTCGGCTTATAACTATTTATCAAGCACTCATTTTCATAGGTAGTGTATAGCTCGATGATTTTTGCCAGACGCGCATTGATAACATTGTACGTTATACCATTTGCATTGATACACCCACGTTTTACCCTTTGTTTCTCCGCATCCCATTTGCCGCAGCTAATGCTGCACCCTGATGATGTAAGATATCTCGCCCCCTTTATGGTTGCACTTATTCTTATAGGAGCGTCTCCGTTTTTATTCGTCCGCTTTTCAAGATAAAAATTAACTGCCAT